CCACCTGCCCCCGGAACAGCACGTCCGGCAGCGAGCCCACCATCGCCCCCGTCTCGGGCGAGAAGAAAAACCGGTACACAAGCGCGGGTCGCAGGTGCCAGGTGTATTCCTCGACGGTGGCGAGCACGTCCGGCGTCAGGTCGCTGTTCGGCACCGCCGACAGCGTCACCGTCAGTTCCGGCGGCATGTCGCCCCCGGCGGAAACGTCCTGCACGTCCAGGAGCTGCCCCGCCCCGACGAACGTCACGCCGTTCCAGGTGAACGGCCCCTGCCCCCACCAGAACCCGTACTGCCCCTCGGCAAAATCGAACAGGATCGCCTCGCGCTGGATCCACCGGCCAGTGGCCATCAGCGCCGTGACGGCGGGGTCGAGACTGCGCATCAGTAGACCCCCTGAATGCCCTGCAAGGCGAACGGCGTGCGGCCGATCTCAGAGCCGATCTCGGCATTGACCGGCATGAACCGCGCCTTCGGCTTTTCCAGGTTGACCGTTGCGGAGGTGGAGAAAATGCCAGTCTTGACGAACGGCTGCACCGTCACGGCGACGACACCGGCGGATGCCGTCGCATCCTCCATGACCATATGCAGCGCATACGCCCCATCCTCGACCAGCCCCACATAGTCGCCCGCCGTGAGCGCGAAATCGCTCGGCAGGTTGTCGATGGTGATCGTCGAGGGGGTCAGGGCGGACACGCCGGCGGTTCCGTCGAACGCTCCGCCACCGTGCCGGGTGAGCCCGTCGAACCCGGTGCGGTAGACGATGGGGCGCGGGTGCCCGAAATCATGCGCGAGAAAATCGAACAGCCCCCCCTGCAGCGATTCCCACCACGCATGAGCCCGGCGCCAGGCCGCCCGTTCCAGCGGGCGAAACTGGAGCTGGATGCTCCAGCGCGGGTCGCTCTTCTCGATGACCTGCGCGGGCTTTCCGCGCCGCATGTTCACGCTCATGTCCCGCTCGAGGGTGAAACTGCGGCCTGTGACCTGCAGACAGTCGGGAACGTCGCGGGGAAAAACGATGGCCATGACGCCTAACTCCTGCGGAATGCCGGGCTGGTGCTGGTGCGATTTGCCGATGCGATGGTGCGCATCGCCGTCTGCGGCGCGCGCTGACGGTCATAGGCCTCGAGCGCGGCCCTGATCTGCTCGCCGACGCCAGGCGTCGAGTTGCGCGCGTCGATGTTGTAGGTGGGAGCGTAGACGGGGCCGGAGCCCGATCCGCGACCGGCGATCGACCGCAGCGCGTCCATGGATGGCAAAACCGGTTCGCCTTTCTTCAGGATCGCCGGCACCTCGCCGGGACGCAGCCCGGCGATACCGCCGCCGTGATAGCGCGGCGCACCGGCAAATACCGCCGGCGAGACCGAACGCCCATGACCGTAGCCGTCCCGACCGGCGATCCCGCCACCGTGCAGGATGCCCGGCAGGATCGTGCCGCCAAGAAGGCCCCTGAACCCGCCTCCGGACGACCCGCCGCCGAACACGCCCCCACCCGAAAACAGATTGTCGAGCACGGTTTCGAATGCCTTGTCTGCCAACCTGTCGAACGCATTCGCCAGCGCATCGGCCAGCGACACACCGCGCCTCAGGTCGGTAAGGATTCCCCCGAGAAAATCCTTTTGCGCATCGGCGGCATCTTCCGCCGATGTGCGGATGTTCTCCTGTTCCTGCCTCAGGCGCTCAGACCCGGCGCGCGCATCGGCGTATGCGCTCGCCAGCTTGTCGATATCCGCGATGATGGTCGGCGTCAGTTCCACGCCGGCCTTTTGCGCCGCGACAAGCAGTTGCTGGCGTGTCGTCGCGAACGCCAGCGAGCGGCCATAATCCTGTATGAGTGGATTGACCTCGGAGAGCGCCTGCGTCTCCGCCGCCAGTTGCTCGATCCTCTCCCGGACCGCGCCACTCGCCCGATCGTAGGAGTCCTCCCTACCCGCCTTGTTCCGCTTCTTGAGCGCCTCAGTCGCCGCGTCGATCGCCTTGACGTTGGCGACAATGCGTTTGCCGAGTTCGCTTTCGGCCGTCACGCCGGCGGCGGCAAGTTCCTTGATGATCCGACGCTCCTGAGCGGTCTTGCCGGAAAGCTCCCGCTCCTTTTCCAGGCTCGAAAGAACGCCCTCCGCCTGTTCGCGCTGCAACGCCTGCTGCGCCTGCATGCCGCGATAGCCAGCCATGGACTGTGTCTGCGCTTCCTTGAAAATCTCGCGCTGGATGCGTTGGCGCTCTTTCAGCAGATCGGCCAGCTTGCGCTCCTGGATCTCTGCGGCGGATCGCGTCAGGGCGTCCATGCCGCCCGGCAGCGACGGCACGCCCGGCTCCGCACGCGCGATCGCGATCCGCTTGTTGACGTCAGCGAGCTGACCGCCAAGGCCAGCGCGGGCGTTGACCTCATCAATCGCCCCGGCGATCCCAAGGATCGCCCCGCGCAGGTTGAATGCCTCGGCGATCTGACTGCCCCAGCGCACAAGCAAGTTGTCCGTCGCCTGGGCAAGACTGTCATAGGCGCCGGCAAGACCGCCGGCGGACGCGTTGCCGGCTCCGCCGACCTGCTGCGCCAGGGCGTCGAGGATTTTTTCCTGTGCCTCCGCCAGACGCCCGGTGTCGACCAGGTCGCGAATGACCTGTCTCTGGGATTCGGAGAACGAGACACCGACACGGCGAAGCGCGGTCAACCCGTTGATGGGATCTTCCAGCGCCTTTCCCAACTGCACCGCCGACGTCTTGACGGTACCGAAACCCACGGTCGCGAGATCCTGAGAAAGCTTCAGGGTCCGCTCGAACGTTTGGCCCGAGATGGATCGGAACGTCAGGAGCTGGGCGGCCGCGTCTCGAACCTCACCGGTGGACGCAAGCGTTGATGCCGCAATCGACTGCGCCAGCGCCTCGATATCCGCCGCCGACTTTCCCGCCGCACCACCAGTCGCACGGATGACCTGTTCAAGAACAAGCTGCTGCGTCTCGAACTTCTGATAGGCCGCCAACGCCTTGTATGCGGCGACGCCACTTGCGGCAAACGCCGCGCCAAGCCCTCCGGCCGCCACGGCCAGAATGCCCGCTTTTCCGGACAGCGTGTCGAACTGCCCGGCAATCGCGCCAAGCGGCCCGCCGAACGACCGAACCCCGCGCAACAGGTCGCGCGAGATATTCTCGTTCGCCGCCTTGAACTTGCGCTCGATGGACCGCGTCTGTTTCGTCGCGGTGCCATTTGCCTTGGCGAGCGCCTTCTCGAACTTTGCGACCTGTGCCTCGAGGGACACGATCAGCCGTTGGGTGTCCGTTGCCATCAGTCGTCAAAGCCCTCGATGCCGAGCTCGCCCAACCGCTTTTGGGAAATGCTCCCGCCGCGCGGACGAACCCCGTTGACCCTCAGCCACCCGTCACGAGCCGCCGAAAACTCCGACAGCGTCATGCCGTCGACCGGCACCCCGAGAATGCCGACCCACTCATAGACATCACCCCAGCGGATCTTGCCTCGCGGCAGGTCCCGCCGACCGCCGGGGCTTACGCTTCCCCCGGGTCGTCGTCTCCACCGTCTCCATCGTCACCGTCGTCGGTTTCGAAGTCGCCATAGATCGACAGCCGAAGAACGGCGATCGCGATCAAGACGTTGGCGGCAAGATTTCCATCAACGTGACGCGAGACCAGAGCGCGAGCTGTCTCCTTTTCCGCCCCGCCGCCCTCAAGGCCGAGTCGGATCGTCTCGAGCACATCGTCGACCAACCACATCCCGGATTGCAGGCGTCCGAGAATGTGCATCGGTCCGGCGTCGCACGTGTTCTGCAGTGCCCGCAACAGCGGGATCGTCAACAGGAACGGGTGTTCGCCGCCGGACCATGTCAGCTCGACAGGACGCATCAGGCGGCCGCCGTCCGCGTCGGCGTACCGTCGAATGCCAGCTCGATTTCGGCGCTGACCTTCTGACCCTTGGTGCGCGTGTTGTTGAGCGCGGTCAGATAGCAGGGACCGCTTTCGACTTCCGTGTCGCCACTGGCCGCCGCCGTATCCTTCAGGCGCGCATTGAGGGGCTGGCCGGAATAGAACCAATCCTTCAGCTTGCCCTGACTGCCGCGCGCCCAGCTTCCGGATGCGGAAACGCCGACCTCGATGGACCGCACGCTTTTCTCGAGCGAGAGGGGCAGGCTTTCGTCGTCGCAGTCCGCCGGAACTTCGGCGGTGTCGGTGTTCGCCGTGCGGCTGATCGTGACGTCGATCAACCCGCAGATCTTGGCATAGGTGCCCGGGTTGCCGTCGGGATCGAACTCGACCTCAAGCACCATTTCCTCGAATTTTTCAGTCACGGGTGCGGCCATGCTAGCCTCCATGGATACGCCGGTCCCGCCGGCTCGGGATGAATGGAATGGGAAATCAAATGCGAGGAACGGACGTCAGTCCTGCTCCTCGATGTACGCCGTCACTTGCACGACGCCATGCGTCGTCTCGGGATCGCTGTCGTCGATGATCCTGGTCAGCACGACGCGCACCTCTCCCACCGCCGCGCGCGTCAGGACAAGCGGCGCATGATGCAGCCGCCTACGCACCAGATCCGTAAGGCGCCGGCATTCCGCCCGCCCATAGGCAACCGACCAGACATCGACCTGTGTCGTCACCTCGATACCGGGAATGCACTCCGCATCATCCTCCGGCGCATCCTGTGCGCCGAAGGAGATATAGGCCGTGCGCGTCTCGCCACTGTCCGACACGAACGGGTCGGCCGGCACGCGGTCGAACACGCCGGCCGCGATGGCCATGATCTCGGACGAGGACTCCAGGCGCTCGAGCATCGCGCGCTGCAGCTCGCAAAGCGCCGTCTCATCCACTGGAACCACCCTTCTTTGCGCCCTGCCCCGCAGCCTGTTTCACGGCCTTGTTGATTGCCCTGGAAATCTTGGACTGCATCCGCCGTTTTTCGGCACGATAAGCGGGGAAGAAAAACGGCTGCGCCTTGGTGCCGGGATGCTGCGCACCGGCAAACCTGCCACCGGCCGCGTGCGGCGAACTTCCGAACTCGACCAGATGCGCATAACGCACCTTGTTGTTTCCGACCGTGACGATGGCCTCCAGTTCCCCCGCCTGCCGTGAACCGCCAGGCTGACTGTAGGGAGGAGTCATGCCACCCGGCCCGGTCACCTCAATCGACTTCCGCAGGTCGCCGTCATCCACGGGCGCCAGGCTGTACGCCAATTCGGCCATGTCCTGACCAGCATCAACGACTGCCTTCTGGACGGCCTTTCTTGCGCCGTCCGGGATGGTCTTGAGGAGCTTGACCTGAAGTTCGGCGAGACCGGTGATTTTGGGATTAGCCATCAGTTGGGCACTCCCGATTGTGCCAGCATTTCCAGGTACGCCCGATCAGGTGTCAGACGCGGCGGTTCCTTGATGTGCCAGACCTCGCCCGAGTGAACGTCAACCGCCCGCCACTCCGAGCGAACCTCACGAGCGTTGCGGCTTACGCGGATCTTGAGGATTGCGGACTTGGTGCCGACCAGCCGCGCGGCGATGACGGCCTCGCCACCCCTCAGCAGCGTGACGCCACTCCAGACCGTCAGACGTTCGACCCACGTGTCGTCGCGCCGGTTGCCATAGCGATCCTTGACGCATCGCCGCTCCTCGAACCGCAACCTGAACTCCAGTTCTCCCGCACTCATAGTCAGGCCGAACGCGCGATCAGGCCGATCTGATAGGTAGCCTCGGCACCGGATCCATTCGTCACACGCAGGATGTCCGCTGTGTCAGCGGTGACGGTTCCAAGTCCAGCGGCGGCTGGCGTCGCCAGCAACAGCACCGTGCCCGCCGGGAGCGGCCCGACCGTCGGGTTGGTTCCGCCAAGGAACCCGACAAACGGATTGGACCCGCCGCCGATGGTAAGCGACGTCGTGTTCGCACCTCCCGCGATGAAGATGATGCCGGCAAGCTCTGCTACATTCACCGTCACGCCCATGGCATCCGTCAGCGCACCGACAAGATCCAGGTCGTCGGACGCGCCCGAACTGAGGGTGCGCTCGTCCAGCCAGCAGATGTCGGCCTGGTTGGCGCCGGTTCCGTTGGTCAGGGCGAGACGCTTTTCGACGCGCGGCGTAAAGCGCGGGCCGCCAAAGTCGTTTCCCCCCACCTGCGTGATGGCGACCTGTGCGAGAATGTCGACAGAAAGCGTCATCGTTCTTTCTCCTCAAACGCCAACGAGGCGGTAGGGCTGAATGAGCCGATCGACCGAGATCGGCATCGCGGCGGCGATGGTTCCAGTCACGACCGCATCGCGGTTCCGGTACCAGGTGCTCACGAGGATCGTCGCCGCCGTCCGGATGGCGCGCGGCACCGCGTCAGGGTCGCCGAAACCGGCAACCATGGTGATCGTCACCGCGTCCGGCCGGTCGGTGGTCGATGGCCATGACGCGTCATCGTCGAGGATGACGAGACCGCTGCGGGAGTCGTGCGTGACGTGGTATCCCGACGCGGCGAATGTCTGCTCCGCCCCGTCGTCGTCGATGTAGGTGATCGTTACCGACTGCACGTCCGGCAGCGGCAACCGGATGCGACGGCACGCGGGAAACCCGCTCCACTCCTGCACCCAGGTCTGTGTCACCAGCGCGCGCCCCAGGACACCCGCGCGCCCGTCGAGGTGATCGGTCGCCGCCGCGATCAGCGAGGAAATCAGATTATCCTCGTCGTCGTGGTCAACGCGCAGATGCGCCTTGACCTCTGCTAGCGTCAGCAGCGGTTCGGCGGGCGCGACCGTGCGGCGGGGTTTCAGGGGGCACGGCATGGGTCAGTCGCCCGCTGCGGACGTGTCGGTGTCGACGGCACCCTTGCCCGACTTCTTGTCGGGCGCAGCCCACCGCTGCTTCAGGGCAACCCGCGCCAGATCGCCGGTGAGTTCCTCGCCGACCTCGAACCGGCGCGGAATCACTTCCCCGTCCCGGCATCCGGTAAACGCCGTTGTCACCTTCACGCTCATGATCTCATCTCCGTTCGATTGAACTCAACGGACGCCGGCGGCACCCACGGCGCCGCCGGCGAACGCTCGGTCAGGCCTGGTTCACCTGCGGGTTGTCGTGGCCGTGCATCTTGAGCACCGTCGCAGCGATGGGCGTGCCGGCGCCGTGGGTGCCGGAGAAATCGGCGAGCAGTTTCAGGTACCGCTTGTTGCCGATGTAGCCGACGCGATAGACGGCGGCGGCGGCGTGGGCGGCCGTCAGCGACTTGATGATGCCGCCGTCGCCGACGCTGTCGAGGCCGAGCACATCCGCGACGGTGACGGCCGTGTAGGTTTGATCGTCGTCGGAATGCGTGAGCTTGAACTCGATCTTGTTCGTGCCGGAGAACGTGATGCCACCAACACCGATGTCGAGCAGGATCTCGGCGGCGTTGTAGCCCTGGAGATCGATCGCCGCCGGCGTGTTGTCGGCATCGAGCACGGCCGCGCCAATCGCAACGGCCGCGAGCATGGACGAATGCACATCGCGCATGGGGTTTGCCTTTCGATGGGCCGCCACCAGGCGGCATGTCATGAGATGAAACGGGAGAGGAAAGCGCGGGCGGCCATCGCCGCCCGCGAAAACCGAGAACGATTACTCGGCGCACTTCAGCAGCTTGACCGCCTCGAAATTGGCAACGCCACCGCCAACGCGCTTGGTCGTGTAGAACGCCACCTTGCCGTTGACCTTGTAGGGGTTGCGCAGCACGCGGATGCCGATCCGATCGAGGATCATGTACGCGCGCTTGAAATCGCCGAACGCGATCGGCAGCGTGTTCGCGCCCAGGGCGGGCATATTGTCGTCGGTGTAGACCGGCTTCTGCAGGATCGTCGCGACCTCGCCGGCGGCAGTCGGAGGAGCCCACAGGTAGTTGCCCTGCCCATCCTTCATCTTGCGAACCGTCGCCATGACGGCGTCGCTCATGAGCCACGACGCATTCATGCGGTAGCCCGCCTTCAATGCGTAGTGGAGATCGATCAGTGCGTCAGCCGGATCGCTGGCCGCGAAACTCGCGGCGGCACCGGTGACCACATGGCCGATCTTGCCCCACTCATAGGAGTCGTTCGCGACCGTGTCATAGGCCAGCAGGCCACGCGGACGCTTCACGCCATTGCCCGTGATGAAGGCGGTGCCCTCCTGTTCGGCGAATTCGATTTCCACCTCGCTGCCCAGCCAGGCGGCGATGTCGACGATGCCATCATCCAGCAGCGCCTGATTGACATACGGCTCCGCGTAGATCTCCATCACGTTGAACTCGAGCTCGCGCAGCTTGGGCGTGCCGGTTTCGCCGCGCGTGTCTTCCTCGCCGACCCATCCGGACGTCGCGCCACCCATGTTCACGTTCTTGGTGTAGCGAGACGTATCGATGGGCATCACGGTCGCGAGCTGGCGCATGACGCTGACCTTGCCGAGAACCCGGTCGATCTCGGTGGCCATTTCGGTCGGCACGAAGTAGCCGCCATCCGGGTTCGACTGCGTCCCGAGCTTCGCCTTGACCTCGAGGTCGCGAAGGCCGGCCTCGACTCCCTTGCGGAAAAACCGCTCGAACGCCTGTGCGTGCTCGCGCTGCGCGGGGTCTGGCGCGCTGCCACCACCGGCGCCCGTCTGCAGCGCCGCCGTGATCTGGCTGAGATCGTCGAGCGCCTTGGTCAGCTCGCCGATTTCCGCGTTGATGCGGTCGACCTTTTCGGTCTGCACCACGTCGGCGAACCGGGCGTTGATGTCCTTCAGCTCCTTGTCGCGCTCAGCCTTGAACGTCTCGAACGTCTTCTGCAGCTCGGCAAGGATCTGGTTGGCGCTGCCCGCTTCGGCGCGCACGCCGACCAGCCCGCGGGCGCGGGCGTTGAGTGCCACGTTCATGATGTCACCTCAGGATTTCAGTGTGTTGATGAGAGCCGCCACGGCGGCCAGGTCGAGGTCAGCGTCATGCGTGACCGGAGGGGCAGCGTCATGCGTGCCCCCGAGGGAATCGTTCATCAGGCGTCGCCGCTCCGCGCGCGACATGCCCGTGCCGGCGAGAACCGCATCCAGCCGGCGCTTGCCATACACGCCGGCGGCACCTTCCGCCTTGGCCTCACGCGCCTCGAGACCGTCGTCGACGACATCGGCGAACCCGCGCTCGACGGCATCGGACGCGTTCATGTAGGTCTCGCCATCCATGAGGTCGACGACGTCGGGCCGGTCGGCACCGCTTCGCGCCACATAGATGTCGGCGAGGGCACCGTCGAACTGATCGAACAGGGCAGCGGCGTCGCGCATGTCGTGCCGGTTCCCGCAGACACAGCCCCACACGTTGTGAACCATCAGGAACGAGCCGAGCCCCATGCGGATCTCGTCGGAGGCCATGGCGATGATTGACGCAGCCGAGGCCGCGATCCCCATGACGTCGACCGTCACGCGCGCCGGGTGCTGACGCAGCAGGTTGTAGATTGCGATGCCCTCGAACACATCGCCGCCAGGCGAGTTGATCTGCACCGTCACGTCACGCTTGCCGATCGAGCGCAGGGCGGCCGAAACCCGCTTTGCGGTCACACCACCGCCCGTCCACGGATCGGCGCCGATCACATCGAAAATCGTGATGGTGTCGTTGCCGGTGTCATCTGCGGCGAGCGGACGCTCCGCCCATTTCGCGAGCACGTCCGACGGCGGGTCCCACTGGTAGTTCTTGGGCCGCTGGAAACCGGAAATCTCCGGGAGCACACGCAGGGTCATTGGCTCGTTCCTTGTCCGGACTGGTCTGACTGACCGGCGGTATTCGGCGGTTCGTAGTAGACGTCGCCGCCATCGCGCGGGTTTTCGTCCTCGTTCCCGCGAACCTCGTTCGGGCTGTAAACGCCCCATTGCAGGCCGCGCACATAGGCGTCCCAGCGCGCCGTCAGGTTCCCGCGCACCAGCGATGCGCGGTTGAGGCGCGCGTAAAGGTCCACCTCGTCGGCGAGCAACTGCGCGTCGATCGACTGTTCCCAGGTGGTGAGATCGTCCTCGACACCGAACGTCACGAACCCCTGTGTCTGGGACTCGACACCCGTTCCCCACGACGTGCTTTTCTCGGTGTCGCCGATCATGTGCGGCGGCACGCCGAAGAACATCGCGATATCGGACCGCGAGAACTTGCGCCCCTCGATCCACTGCGCATCCTCGGAGGTCATCGACAGGGTTTGCGCGGTCATCCCCTCTTCGAGGATGAGAAACTGGCCCTCGCGCTCACCACCAGCGCGATACGCGTCCAGGCTCTCCCGCAGGTTTTCGGTGCCCTCCGGTCCCAGCGTCGATGGATGCGACAGCACGCCGGCGGCGCGGGCACCGTTCCTGAACAGGCTCGCCCCGTGGTTCTCCATGGTCATCGACAACCCGATGGCCTCACGCGCATAGCGGATGACCGACACGCCGCGAACGCCGTCGAGAGACAGTCCGACCAGGTGGAAAACCTGCCCCTGTGGAAACGTTGTCTGTCTGCCATCCGGGCGCGTGTAGATGTACTCGAGCGACATGTCGGGCCGCTGTTTCACCTCGACGCGATCGGGATGCAGCGGGTTGAGCGCGAGCACCCTGTTCCCGACACCGCGCACGATCTGCGCATAGGCGTTGCCCCGGAGCAGAAGATGCGCCTGCATCATCACCTTGAACTGACGCACGGTCTGCCAGCGGTTCGGGCGCTTGTGAAACAGCGACCACACCGGATGGTCCGTGGCGTCGACGCGGGTCCGGTCATCGACCCGGCGCTTGATGCCGAGAGGCATGTTTCCCACCACGCCGGAGCGGAGGCGAACGCAGGCAAAAACCGCCGCGACCCGCATCGCCGAATCCGGCGTGACCGTGGCACCGGACGCGGTCTCGTGACCGCCCCGCATGTATTGCGCCAGTTCCTCGGAACTGTTGATGAGGACGCCGCCGCCCTTCGGCTGAACCGAGGCCCGTGGCGTCGCGGCCATGGTGGGCTCCACGCGCGGCGCGGCGACGTCCGGCGCATCGCGCCGGCCGGTCAGTCTCTGCCAGAGGGACATGAGATCTCCTAGAGAACGAGCGCGCCGCGTTTCCGATAGACGGACGGCCCCGCCGCCGCGTCGGGATTGAGAAACATCAGCATCGCCGCGTTGAAGAGCGCCATCAGCAGGTCGATTTTGCCCGCGCCGCTGACCTCTTTCGTCACGACATAATTGCTGCCACGCAGGGTCTGTTTCGCGTTGCTGACGCACCACGCCATGATTGGCTGATCGCCATGTAGGAACCGCCGGCCCTCGAGTTTGAGCGGAACTGACGAAATCGCCGTCTGCAATTTCCAGCCCTGGGCGACGGCCTGTACGAGCGGCTGTTCCAGTTCCTCAGCCTCAAGCGCATCCAGCAGCAGCGCCACGCCGGCACTGTCGAGGCCGATCCCCGCCGCCGCCGGCAGCAGACCTGCATCGAACACCCGTTTGCAGACAGCGGCCGCACTCGCCGCCTGATCCTCGCCAGACGCGGCAATTTCCAGATCGCCGCACTCCTCGAACTGGTACAGGTCGGCGGCGATGCTCTTGCGGCGCTCGAACACTGTCCGGCGTGCCCAGGCGCGGCCCCATCCGAGCCACACCTTGGTCTCGCGCTCCCGCCCGATCACATAGAGGCCTGCGAGATCGTCCGCGCCGCCCCAGTCGATTCCGATGGTGCAGACCTCGGACCGCGCCAGCAGATCATCCAGACCAGACAGGCTTTCATCGATACAGCCTGCCCAATGCAGGGCGCCATCCCATCCATCGCCGCTCAGCCCGACACCGATCTCGATGTTGAGGTGCTGACTGGCCCAGATCTGTTCGGTCTCCTTGGTCTCCGCACCGTTGTTCTGATAGTCGTCGACCAGAGCTTGCGCATCGATAGACCGGTCAAGGTTCGGCAGCAGCAGCGGCCAGTTACGCGTGTCCCTCCAGAACTTCTCGTCGAGCTGCTTCTCGACAGGAAACTCATAGAGCACCGGCAGCATGATCGGGGACGCCCCGGCCTTGCCGTCTCGGATCTTGCGCGCCTTCGCAAGCTCCGTTGCCCAGATCCCCGCCGGGCGTTCGTCGGACTGCGTCGTGATCATCAGCACACGGCCGCGCTGCTTGGTGATCGATCCACCGCGGATCTGTTGCATGACCTTCGCGGCCTTGTGCTTCTTTCCGAGCTCGTGCACCTCGTCGAGGATGGTCAGAAACGGGATTTCGCCTGTGACGATCGACGTGTCGAACGTCTTGACGTCGAGCTGCGTTCCGGTCTTCCGCCGGGTGATGCTTTTAAGGTGGCTTTGCACCTGAAAGATCTGCCTCAGCTTCTCATCCAGGCGGATCATGCCTTCCGCCTGGTCGAAACAGCGCTCCGAGATATTCTGGCTCGGACCGACCAGCAGCATTTGCCGATGCGGCACATCGAAGATGTAGAGCGCCGTCAATCCCAGCCCGGCGACATAGGTCGTCTTGCTGTTCTTCTTCGGGACCATGCAAAGCAGTTCCCAGACGATCGGCTGCAGCGTCTCCGGGTCCTCCGACGCCAGGAACGCGCACAGGATCTCGATGAACCACTCGCCGCAGGCCTCCGACATCGGCGGATTGCCCGGCACGTCCGGAAGGCGCAGGCGACCGAAAAACGCCCGCGCCTTCGCGGCGAGTTGCGCATTGACCGGAACATCCGCCATCGGAACGCGGCCAGCCTGGATGCGCTCCCACCAGTCGGGACAGGCAAATCGCGGCAGGTCCTCAGTTGAGCGCACCGCGTCGGGCCTCCTCCTCGAGATCGCGCATCAGGTCCGCATCCGCCTCGAGCGCCCGGAGCCGATCGCTCTCCTTCTTGCCCGGCTTCGACGCAACCGGAACCGATTCCCGCTTGCGCTCAGCATCGGACAAGGAGCGTTCCGCCAGCATCGCATCGTTCCTGTCGAGCAGCCGCGCGACCTCACGCATGGCGCCGACGTTGCCCGCCTCAGCCTGACGCCACACGATCTCGAAGCGCCGCGCCTCCAGCCGGTCGCGAGCGGTATCCCGCTGACGCAGCTCGAAAAAATAATGCTTCCGCAGTGTTGGCAACGTGATGCCGAGAACACCGGCGATGCGCGGGTTTGTCCACCCGAGCGCAACTAACATATTGACGCGATTGCGAGTTTCCTTGGTCACCACATGCGGCGGCCGGCCACGGCGCGGCGGCTCGGCAATGTAGGGATTGCCAAAGAGGTCGAAATCTTCGCTCACGAGAAAAAAATCTCCGAATGGGAGGGGCGCGGGTACAGGCGCTGCGGGGTCATGGAGTTTTGACCACCCCCCGTCCCTGCAACCGGCTTTGCCGTGGATCAGCGAGCCGCGCGCTCCTCGCGCTGGATGATGCTGTCGTGCACGGCCTTGGTGACTGTCTCGAGGTTGTCGATGTCCCAGAACAGTTTCGGGTCGCCGCGATGCGGGCGCTTGTGGTTTGCCACGGGAGCGTTGGGATCGTTCCCCACACCCGCACAGATTTCGCCGGTGCGCTGGCAGATGTAGCCGTCGCGCTCGAACACCCTCAGCCGCAGCGCACGCCACCGCGCGCTGTTGTACCAGGCGCGCCATGGCTGCGTCCGATGGCGGTGACGATCCCGCGCCCGCTCGTCACCCGCCGCATAGCCGAGACGTGGTGGCACCGACTGAAGACGCGAACCGATGTTCCGCAACTTCGCCATCATCCGCCCATGAAAAAGCCCGGCTCGGGAGCACCGGGCCGGGTCTTCTGTGTTCTGGAAACTGTCGCCGTGACCATAGGACACCATCCGCGCCAGCTCCCTCGTTCCGAGGTGTTTCTGCTGACCGGGGCCGGTTCGGTAGTCACGCTCGCATCGCGAGGTCCACGCGGATCAACCGGCTCGTCCTGACCGCAAACGTTATGTGCGCCGGCGAACGCTGTCAAGCGAGAGGTCCGCGGGAACATTGCCACCGAGCAACGGCAGCGCCAGACGCACCGCGCCACGTCGGGCCGAATAGGCGGTAACCTCGCCCTCGAAACCCGCGAACGGGCCAACGATCACCCGCACCGTCTCGCCAATGGCCAGGGTGATCGGCGATGCGTCAGTGCGGTTCGCCTCGCCGCTCATCTCATAGCGGCGAACCCGACGCACCTCCGATGCCGCCACCTGCTCCGGGCCCGCGTCGAGACTGAATGCAACCAGGCCAGCCACGCCGTCGCAGGACCGCACATCTCCAACCGACTGGTCGTCGGCCAACCCGACGAACAGATAACGTGGCAGCATGGCAACAAGGGAACTCGCCCGACCACGGTTCGGACGCGCGTGCCGCACCACCTCGCGCATTGGCCGATAGGTGACGACGCCCGCCGCATCCAGAGCGGCCTGCGCCCGCCCCTCGCAACGCGGGTTGCAGACGGCCAGATACCAGCGCAGCCCCTCGACCGTGCCGGCCGCGTCGAACTGGTCTGCCTCCACCACCGTGAACCTCGGATCGCGCTGCC